ATATGGAATAAGACAGGAGATAGTTATATTGCAGGTGATGATGATCAAGCTATATTTAGATGGGCTGGTGCAGATGTAGATAGTTTTATAACACAGAAAGGCAAACTACTTAACTTAACACAATCATATAGAATACCACGAGCAGTACATGATGTAGCTATGAATATAGTTGGTAAAATATCTAATAGATTACATAAAGAATGGAAACCTAAAACAGAAACAGGTTTACTATCTTACCACAATGAATTTCAAAATATTGATATGTCTTCAGGCAAATGGCTAGTGTTAGCAAGAACCAGATATATGTTAAATGATTTAGAGAATGTTTTATATTCTAATGGATTGTATTACCGAAACAAGTTTAAGAAAGCATACGAAAAAGATTTGTATGAAGCTGTAATGGATTGGGAATCATTAAGAAAAGGAATCAATCTTAATGGGGAACAGGTTAAGAGAATAGCTTCGTATATGCAGCCAGAACAATTTAGTAAGAAAAGAATTAAAGAAATTATATCAGACAATATTTACAGTATGGGAGAACTTAAATTAAAATATGGATTAAACACCGAACAGGTTTGGTTTGAATCTTTTACTGCAGCTCCAGAAAAACAAGTGCATTACATTAGAAAGATGAGAAAAAATGGAGAAGAATTAAATAAAGATCCAAGAATTACTTTATCTACCATTCATGGAGTAAAAGGTGGTGAAGCAGACAATGTAGTTTTATTAACAGACCTTAGTAAAAACACACAATCAAATTATGAAAGATATCCAGATGATGAGAATAGATTATTTTATGTAGGTGCAACGAGAACAAAAAATCACTTGCATATTGTTCGTCCAAAGGATATTTATAAGTCTTACAGAATATGAAGAAAGATACATATAAAAAGCAAATAGGCGGCGACCACTATCGTTCGATGGTCATTCAGCCCAGCGAGTTTATAAATAAAAATAACATCCCGTTCGCCGAAGGGAATGCTATAAAATATTTATGCAGGCACAAGCAAAAAAATCAAAAAGAAGATTTATTAAAAGCTATCCATTACTGTGAGATGGCAATTGAAAGAGATTACAGTGATGACACTGAACTTCCTCTTCCCCATGGGTTTAGTTTTAAAAGGGAGAATAAATAGTGCAAGTACCTTTATTCAAACCACAAACCGAATGGATCCCACCCACAGATTTTCCAGACCTATCTAAATACGATGAAATTGCAATAGACTTAGAAACAAAAGACCCAAACCTTAATGAAAGAATGGGATCAGGATCTGTTGTAGGGGTAGGAGATGTTGTAGGAATATCTTTAGCTACACATGATTGGTGTGCATACTATCCAATTGCTCATGAAGGTGGTGGTAACATGGATCGTAAGATGGTTCTTAAATGGTTACAGGACCAAATGAATACTGATTCAATAAAAATATTTCACAACGCTATGTACGACATCTGCTGGTTAAGAGCCATTGGTATTACCGTTCAAGGAAAGATTGTGGATACAATGATTGCATCCAGTTTAGTTGATGAGAATAGATTACGTTATGATTTAAATAGTTTATCTAAAGATTATGTAGGTAAAGGAAAAGACGAAGCAGCATTATACGAAGCTGCCAAGTCATGGGGAGTCGATGCTAAAGCAGAGATGTATAAACTCCCTGCCATGTACGTTGGCGCTTACGCGGAGCGTGACGCCCAACTCACATTGGAGTTGTGGCAGGAAATGAAAAAGCAAATTTTACATCAGGATATTCAATCTATA